ATATGTAAACATGTAAATACTACACACATAATTAACATATAATAACTAACAGATAATACTGACCATGTAATCCATATTATATTTGAAACCATACCATATAAGGGTGCATAGTTATCTTTGTTACCATACACCCATACAGTAATCACTGCACTAATTGCAGCTAGTAATTCAAACAAACTAACCAATGTCATTTAATTCTACCTCAATTACATCAGGTTTTTTTACAACTTGTGTTAAGTATCTTGGTCCATTCGCATAGATAAATTTTCTAAGTCCTTTCCCATTATTAGCATCCTGCCAACAATTAACTTTATAAGCACAGTAGGAACAGCCAACATCAAGTTTACGATTACCACTAGCACCATCTGCAATATCGTCATAACACTTGCTAGGAACTGTATCATTTGCGACAACATTTTTAAGATGTAAGACCCTATCTTTCGCATTTATCATCTCCATATCATGGACAGACATTAAACATATACGTCCACTCTGTTTATCAATAGCAAGAAAAGCACCACCTTTTTTATTTTGTGCATCAGCATAAGCTGACAACTGTGCAATGTAACCAAAGGGGTCATCTTTTAATAGTGAACGATTAGAAAACTTTTTAAATGAATAAGCACTAGCTGATTTACAATCAGTAACAACACCATCAATCTCACAATCTTGGTGACCTAATACTCCTTCAATCTCTAATTCTTTTTGTTCATTCTTAACTTCATGTCCTGCAGTTTTAGCTAATAATAAAAGTAACTCTTCAAGTATATGACCATAAGTAAATTTTATCTTCGCCCATGCAGGTAACTTTTCTTTTGTTATATCTCGTGACTGATACCACACCTGTCTATCAGGTTTACCAATCTGAGACATTCTTAAATTATTATTCTCAGAACGTGTGTTGAATAATTGTAATACACCTTCCTTCACTCTTTCAGCAAACAACTCCATATCTTTTTCACTAGGTTGTGTGCCATCAGTAATAGTCTGGTACATATCTTCAACTAAAGTATCAATATTTTTCATTGAAAAAAATAGGGGTGAGTTATTAACTACACCCCCATCTCCTTTTAAAAGTTAAGGTTAAGCAGGTACTTCTGCAAACTCTGAAGTTGAATTATCTGCATTAGATGCAGAAGGAATCTCTTCAAATTCACTTGCAGTTGAACTACCACCTTCATAGGCAACTAGGTTTACAACCTGAATGGCTTGTAAGTCAGCACTCTTACCACTTCTACCAGTTGGTTTATGAGTCCACTCGTAAGTTTTAAATAAAACATTTACATCTGAACCATTACCAATCAAAGTATTTTGAAGTGGACGTTTCATACCATCCATTACATCAGGTGCTTTGTTAGGACTACCATCTTTTCTTTTAGCTTTTCTTTTGATGGTAACAAAGTCTCCTCTATCGTCACCTTTGTTTTTAATAGATAGACCTTCAGCTTCAGCTTTCTTTTTATTATCAGCATCAACTGCTAAGTCTACAGAATAGACACCATCTTCATCAAACGTAGTGTTTGGTGATACGACTGATGCCCAGTAGGCTTTACCATTTAATATTGGCATAAGTTTACTCCTTCTTTAAGGTTATTATATTTTCGTATTAACTACGAATATCTCAGTGTATAATTATAAGGTATAACAATACACAAGTCAACACTAATCAAAAATAAATTTAAAACTAGTGTGTTTCTGCCCAACTCAGACCAGTCTTATACTCTGCATCTAGTGGACAATTAAGGTTGAGTTGTTCAGTTGTTTCTTTAATTGCCAACTTCACAATCTCTCCCATACTTTGTATGTCATTTTTGTTTACTTCAAACTGGTACTCGTCATGTATTGAAGCTACAAGTTTAACATCCAAACCTTTTGTGCGTACATGTTTAATCATGTTACGTAACCATACTTTACAAGCGATAGCACCTGCACCTTGTATGATTGTATTAACTGCTTTATGTGGTGACCTAACATTAAAGAGTCTACCATCTAAACCTTTTACTTTACCTGACTGAGCAGCTTCTTCTACTTGACTTCTAAAAGATTTTAGTCGTGGTAACTCAGATAAAAATTTATCTATAAGTTGTTTACCAACTGCCATATCTTTTGAGCCAACTATTTGTGCAATCTTTTTTGCACCTGCTCCAAACAAGAAAGCATATATAAAAGTTTTAGCTTGGTCTCTATCTGATAGTCCTGCCATGTTCATATTCTTTGTGTGAATATCACCATTCAGTATCTCATGTGTATACTCAGATGTGTTAATGTAATGTGCTAACATTCTTAACTCTAGTCCTGAAGCATCAGTACCAAAGATAACATGAGTATCTGGCTTATCAGTTGTCCATACTTCTCTACATTCTTTACCATAAGGTGAATATGTAGCAGGTATCTGAGCCATATTTGGCGAGTGATGGCTCATTCTACCTGATACACAACGCAAAGTAAGGACACGACCATGCACTCTTCCAGTGGTTTGATTAACAACATCAAGCCAAGAAGAGATTTGAGACGTTCTTTTTTTTAATAATAAATATTCAGCTATCAATTTAGCTTCAGCTATATTATCTATCTTTGATAGTACACTCTCGTCTACAATAGGTGAACCTTTATCAGTAAACTTATTTGGTTTCCAACCTAACTTCATAAGTCGTTCAGCTATTTGTTTACGAGACGCAAGATTAAATTCTTGATAACTAACTTTAGTAAAAGGTACACCCTTTATATACCCACGAGATTTATTATTTACTTTAGGTATGAACTCTTCCTCAATCTTTAATGGTGGAAAAGTTTTATGTACTTCTTTTTCTAACTGTTCAGCTTTATCTTCAAGCATTGCATGAAGACCACTAGCTTTCTGTTGGTCTAAATAAAATCCAGTGTCTTCTTGTTTAGAAACAATGGAACGTATATCATGTTCAAGTCTCAAAGAATAATCTGAGAATCTTTTACCTTCAAGTTTTAAATGATTATAAACTTTATGTGTAAGTTCAACATCACGTCTACAATAAGTAAGCATCTCTTCACTAAACTCAGAGAAGTTATTGAACTCAAGTTTATTAAATCCAAATCTTTTACCCCAGGAATCTAATGAGTGACCATTCTCACGTTCAGGATTGTATAGCTGAGACATAATTAAAGTATCTTCAATCTGTCCAATAGTAATCTTCGTGCCAGTCAATCTATTTAGAACTGGTGCGTCAAAAGAAATACCATTGTGCATAATAATTTTATCTGCATGTTTATTTATAAACGCAGGAAACTTATCATAACAATCTTTACCAACGAAAGCATAGTTCTCATTTGTCTCCATGTTTCTAGCTACAATACAATGTATCTTTGTTGCATCTAGTGAATCTGTTTCTATGTCAACTACTAAATTCATTATATACTAATATACTCCTTTATTGTTTTTAAATCAAATAGTTTTTGCAAACTAATTAAATACATTCTTGATGCGTTATGGTCACCACCATTTACAGATACCTTTCTTTCTAAAGAGTCCAGTATCTTTTTTAGGTTCTCAGTTTTAAATACTAACGTGGCATAAACATCTTCACCTACACATAGATTATGAAACCAATAGTCAGCTTCAGTTGCATTGATACCTGAAGGTTTACCATAACATTCATATTCAATAGCTATGTTACCAGTTCTTTTCCAAACATCACGTTCAGATTTAACTTCAATCTTTTTATCTTGAAGCATATCTTGAATCATATCTTCTCTAACTTTTCCATAAGCTAAATCAATATCAAACTTCTTTCTGTCTTTACTCTTGGGTTTCAAACTCATCTGCGTTCTCCTTAAAAGGGTTATCTATTTCAGTCATTCTACCATTCTCAGTAGAGTAAAGTAAGTAAGAACCAACTCCAGTAGTTCCTGCATACCTATTTTTAAGTACACGAATAGTTGAAGTATTCTTTGCAATCTCATCATCATCTTGTTGGTTTCTTTCCATACCAATCACTGCATCAGATAACTGTGCGATTGAATGTGAACCACGCAAGTGTGATAATGAAACTTGCTTTCCTTCTTCGTGTCCTTTATCATTATCAAGTCTTCGTAAGTGACAAGCTAACAACATACCTATCTTAGACTCATGACATAAGCTACGAAGTTTAGTCATAAGAATATCAATAGCTTTTCTTTCATTACCATCATCTCTGCCTGATATAATTAAACTTAGATGGTCAACGAATACCCACTTACAATCACAACCTTTAGCCATGTAACGAATACGATTGATAACATCATCATCATCCATAGAACCAAAGTGGTCAAACAAAACTAAACGTCTATCACCCCTAAGTTCTTCAGACCATTTCTTTAATTCAGATGGTTCTTGTTTCTTCCACTCTTCAGGTTTGTGTAGTTCTTTGTTTGCATGTATACCTACTAAACCTCTGAATGTTCTTTTCTTTTCTTCTTCTAAAAACAAAAGACCAATCTTATCTTCAGTAGTTTTCCATATATGATATACAAGCTCACGTAGTAAACTTGATTTACCCATACCAGTACCTGATGTAAGTGTAACCAATTCACCAACACGCATACCATATAACTTATTATTTAATCCTTTAAAAGGATAAGGAACAGAGTCAACCTCTTCCTCAACCCATAGGTCATCAACAATATCATCATACGTTACAATACCTGCAGGTGTATAAGGTTTAGCATCCCACCAGGTACGAGTAAACTGTTCACGTTTACCTGCCTTTAAATATTCGTTAGCATCTTTTAATTCAAGATTAACTATCTTACATTTATTAGGTGGAAATATCTCTGATACTTTATTAGCAGTTTCTCTACCAATACTATCGCTATCAAAACATATCACAATATTCTCAAAGCTATTTAAGTATTCAAAGTTTTGTTTACAATCTCTAACTGCTGAAGCTACACCATTCTTAATGGACACAGTAGCATAACGACTACCAGTCATTTGAAATACTGCCATAGCATCACACTCACCCTCAGTAATTGTAATGTACTTCTGTCCACTTGTGAATAAGTGTTGTCCAAACAATTCAGACTCAGCAAAGTTACCTTGTGTCGTAAACACTTTAGGTAATGCTCTAATCTTATTAGCAACGTGCTTACCTTGTGCATTATAGAATGGATATATATGTTTTGTAACCATACCATTATTAGCTAACGTGGTTACTCCATACTTACTCGCAGTTTCTTGAGAGATATTTCTATCTTTCAATTCAGTTCTATCACCAACGTACAAGTCAGAATAACTGTTAGTATTATTTGTAATAGGTGTTACTTCCACTCCTTCTCCTTTCTCAAAATAGCCACAGTCAGGTGTAAAGCAGTGTGCACCATCACTATAACGTGCTAAATTATCTTTACTCCCACATTTAGGACACTGTTCGTGCCCAATAAATTTACTTTCCATTTTTAACATTCAACCCCCTATATAAAAAGTAATACATAAAAAAGTATTACTGTTGTTATTATATATACATTACTCATTATACCCCCTAATGTAGTTTATTATTATCTTTATCGTACATAAATTCAAATACTTCATCACCTTCAGTTGGTTCTTCTCCCATACTTAATGCTATAAGTTCTTGAGCAGTATCATTTAATGCGTTCTGCATTGTAAGAAAACCATAGTAATCTTTTTCAGCTTTGGTTATAGCTGTAATTGCTAATGCTCTTGCCATTAGGTAT